ATACTAAATGCTCATAAAAGTTTTGATCTGTTTAATAAAGATGGTAATAAAAAAGCGGGTCATTATAATAATGGCCCGCTTTAAAATAAAGCACAACTTAATTATCTTGACAAAACTACCCTGCAAAGACCGAGTGGGTTATGGCAGCCAATTCCAAGATTTTCAAAGCACGAAAATCCGATGGTGCGGTTTCTTGGGTCATCCGCCGAAAGAACTGTTAGTTCTGTACGAACGGGAATACGACCGAAGAACTCAGGCTCTGTAGTAACATAGAGATAACCCTGAGGAACCCTACGAGAAACTATGATCTGTGCACCCCAAACGGTGGCCATCAAACCAGTCTTCAAAAGAGTTGCTTGAGTCTCAATATCCAATACGTCACGTCCCCACTTTCTAATGTCGCTATAATCTAGCGCATTAGCGAATACTCTGGCAACTCTAAGGTCCCACTGCTCAACTGACGCAAAGGCATCAGCAAGATCAGCTGGAGTAAGAGGAGCAGATGCAAAGATATCCGGGTTTGTTGCACCGATGTTGTCAAAACCTGACGTTGCGACAGCGTCCATAACCTCGAAGACTCTTGTGTCTTCCTCGGCCTGGATTTCTGCCTTCGCCAAATCTTGAGAACGTTCGATCAAGTCAAACCTACGCTCTTTGATCTGAGTTAGTGGAATTTCAGGATTTGATGCAATTTCGAACAACGGGAATATAACACGTCTTGGCTTCTGGATGGCAAGAATATTCTGGCCTTCTTCACCAATAACATATGCTGTTACATTTGCATCTTTGTCGTAAATCGGTAGAGCACCATCAGGTAACTGTTCAACTAAGAAGGTCTTACGACCTACAGAGGTGTAGTCTCTTCTGATACGCAAAGGCTGTGTCATTGACGCCGCAAGCCTAGCTCTTCCGCCAGCTGTCTTCAAATAGTCAGCAATAATCTGCTGCTTTAGTTCATTACTTATTACTTCAGGCATAATAGAGATTCACCCCCCTTAAATTTTCACTTGATAGGTCATGTATGGAGCTGCAGGAGTCGGGACCAATAATAGGACCGCGACAACTGTGCATGTTTCGGCACCGGCACCAGTAGCAATAGATGTCTGATGGGCTGCATTCATACCTGCCAAGTTAGTTAAAAGACCATTCTGGGACGAATAAAGCTTGTCACCAGGATTGTAAGAAATTGGATTACCGTTAGTGTCTGCTGTCTCATAAATATCGGAACTGATAACAGTGCCGGTACCATGTGCGTATACTACCTTACCAGAAGCAGCACCTGAGCTAGATGTGAAAGGATTACCCAATGCATCATTAACAACAATACCCACAGCCATATCATAGACTGTAGTACTATCTCCTGAACACGGACCAATCTGTCCACTTCCCGCTACTGCTGCTACACTTCCCGCCAATAAGCCCAGATTTGTACTGTTGTTAAGACGGCTGTTCGCCACCTTCTGAGCATTCCCCACGCGATTGTTCTGAGTAAGACCTGCAACCGTTATATCACCCAACGAATTGAAAGTTTGTCTCTCTAGAACTTCACAGTGACTGTTTGGAGAAAGTAAGTTTGAATCATTATACATAGTACTTCACCTACCTTCGTTTACCGTGCTTATTCACGGTGTTTGTTTAGGTTTACTTTTTTAAGGTGTAAATCCTTAAAAGATTTACACCCTAATTTACTTATATTAATAGATTATTAATAACTTATCTAAATGCTGCAGAAACGTCCGGTGGTGTATCCCAAAGACTCTCAAGATTAACCTCATGAGAAGCAGCTTTAGTCATACCACTTAACTTTTTTGCACCTGTTTTAACTGATGTCTGACCTGCAAAAATCTGATCAAGAAGATAATCAGAAGCTTCTACTTCATCCTCATCTTCATCCTTCTTTGCAGCCTCTGCATCAGCTTCTTCATCTTCATCCTTCTTAGCAGCCTTCTTCTTAGCAGCCTTTTTTACAGCGGCTTTCTTTTCTTCTTCATCCTTCATTTCTTCA